GTATAGAATCTGATTTTTTTGACAGTACTGGAATAAAAGCAAATAGTGGAGGTAGTGCTGGATTTAATGGTTCAGGTGGAAATTATATTGTGTATGGATGGAGAGCAAATGGAGGAACAACCACTTCAGACAGTTCAGGAGATATTACAGTAAACCGACAAAGCAACACTTCAGGTGGCTTTGCAATACTAACTTATACTGGAAATGGTTCAGACAATCAAACTATTGCACACGGACTAGGAAAAACCCCAGCCCTAGTTATAACAAAAAATTTAAGTAGTAGTAGTCATTGGGCAGTTTGGCATCATCAACATACTGGGTATTATGGACAGTTAGAATCTTATGGGGCTTGGGCAAGTGATAGCAACCAATTTTATACATCTGGTATGACTTCAAACTTTATAGGAGTTAGAACAGCAGGTGCAACAAACAGCAATGGACATAATATGTTGGCATATGTCTGGACAGAAATTTCTGGTTATAGTTCTATAGGCAAGTATGAAGGAAATGCAAATTCTGACGGAACTTTCGTGTTTACTGGAGGGAGACCAGTTTTTTTATGGGTGAAAGATGTTGATAGAGGTGAATATTATCAAGCTTTTGATTCTGCAAGAAATACATTTAACCCAGTTGATAAAGGTCTTAGTTTCGCTTCAAATGGTGCTGAATCAACTGGTTCTGGTAGTGGTTTTGATGTAGACTTTTTATCTAATGGATTTAAAATGAGATGTACTCACGATAACTTAAATGGTTCATCAACATATGTTTATGCTTGTTTTATGGACATACCATTTAAATATAACAATACTTTTTAGGAGGTAAAATAATATGTGGGCTTTAATAAATGATGATAATAGTATAAAGGAAATAATTAGGTTTCCTAAAGCATTGGAAATAGAAGGAATTAAACACCCAAGAGCAATATTTAACACTTGGACTTGGGAGCAATTAAATAATATTGGTATTTATACAGTAGAAGCTGGAGTAAAAGGTAACGATAAATTTGAAATAACTTCAAATCCAACTTACACTTTTAATCAATCCAAGAAAAAAGTTACTACTGCTTATACTACTACCGACAAAGCATTAGAAGATGCAAATGCTGTAGATGATGACGGCAACAATGTTTTAGACGCAGATGGAAACCAAGTTATAAATTATGGTTTAAAAACTATATGGGTAAAAAAAATCAAAGAAAGAGCATATAATAAATTAAGAGAAACCGATTGGTATGTTATAAGAAAAACGGAAGGTGTCGATATTCCTGCAAGTGTTACAGAACAAAGAACAGCAATCAGAACAGACTGCAAAACTATAGAAGATAAAATCATAGCTTGTAAAACTATGACTGCATTTAAAAAACTTTTTATTGTACCAACAGATGATGATGGAAACTCAACTGGAAATGCGCCTATAGACGACTGGACTGTCTGAAATAAATGGTAGACCCTTTAACTGCTGGAACTGCCGTTGTTACTGGGCTGAAATTAGTAAAACAAAGTGTAGACTTCATAAAACAAAATATTAGTACAGCGCAAGATATTGGCGAACTTTTAGGACACATAGACAAAGCTATGGCTGGAGAACAGCAAGCTATTAAAGCAAGAGATAAAGCAAATGTAGATGTTTTTGCTATTGAAAATGTAGCTCAAGAAGTAATAGATGCAAAGATAGCTAAGGAACAACTTTATGAACTATCTCAATTAATTGACCACAGATTTGGACACGGAACTTGGAGATTTATTTTAGCTGAAAGAAAAAAAAGAATAGATGCTAAAAAACAAGCTTTAAAAGAAGCAAGAGCAAAACAATTAAAAAAACAACAAGAGATTATGGAGTATGTAAAGTATGGATTTATTACTATTGTAACTATAGCATTTATAGGGGTAGCTGTAGGAATTACTATAAAGTTTTTTGTTTCTATAACAGAAAAAGTTTATGCTCATAATGTAGAATATGATGATGGCACTTGCCTTGTCTATACACCGAAGTGGTGGTTAATGTGTCTAAATGAAGGTAGAGAAATAACCGATACTGAATTGTATTTAGAATACAAAAAACAATTAAATGAATGGATAATAGAAAAAGATTGAATAGTTACTTCAAGTTTATATAATATGAAGGGTTGATAGAAAAGAAAGAAACACTATGGCAAAAATAGAACCAAAAACTACGAAAGAGCATATTGTTAATATTTATAATAAGATAGAACAATTAGAAACAAATCATATTTATCATTTACAAAAAGAAGTAAAAAGATTGAACTATGTTTTGTGGACTGTTGGGTTTATGGTGGCTAGTCAATTCATTGCTAATTTATTAAAGGTTTTTCAATAATGGAACTTTCTAAAAATTTTACACTTGCTGAATTATGCAAAAGTCAAACTGCTACTAGACACAACATTATAAATATTCCTACAGAACAAAATATTATTAATAATTTAATAGCAGTATCAAACAATATTCTACAACCTATAAGAGATAATTTTGGAATACCATTTAGTCCTAACTCTGGGTATAGAAGTCCTGAACTAAATGAAAAAATTGGTGGTTCTAAAACTAGCCAACATTGTAAAGGTCAAGCAGTAGATATTGAAGTTCCTACTATCAGCAATTTAGATTTAGCAAACTGGTGTAGTGTTCATTTAAGTTATGACCAGATAATTTTAGAGTTTTACAAAGAAGGTGAGCCTACTTCTGGCTGGGTTCATATATCTTACAACTTAGAAAGTAATAGAAAAAAATATTTAACTTTTGACGGCAAACAATATAAGGAAATGAAATAATGGCAATTACAGCACTAATAGCACCAGCTACAAAATTAATTGGTAAATTTGTAAAAGATAAAACAAAACAAATGGAATTGGCTCACGAAATAAGCACTATGGCAGAAAAACATAGTCAAGAACTTGCATTGGCTCAAATAAAACTGAACACAGAAGAAGCTAAAGGAAACTGGTTTCAGTCGTCTTGGCGACCCTTATGTGGTTGGATTTGCGCAATGTCTTTAGGTATCAACTTTATGATTTCACCAATTTGCGCTGGATTTGGTATTGTTATTCCTCAAGCTGATATGACAATAATGATGCCATTGTTATTAGGTATGCTTGGAATAGGTGGTCTGAGAACTTTTGAAAAATATAAAAAAGTAGATACCAAAATGAATGGAGCAAAAAAATAAAAGAAAAAAATTTAGAAAAAAATAAAAAGCAAGAACAATTAACAGAAAATAATCAAAGTGAAATATTAGAAGAAGATATAGCTGGAATGGATAATGATTGGGTAAGCATTTATAAAGCATTAAATGATGGAACAAACAATAGAAAATTTTGAAGGTACTAAAAATATTCACATAGATTCTGGTGGGAAAACAGATTTAGAAGTTGGTATTCAGTTTATTTATGATATGAGAGAACACCCAGTAGACATACTAATTGCTACTGTTTATGCAATAGTTGTATATGCAATAGTAATGTGGATTACAAAAAAATTTAGAAAATAAAAGGGAGAAACTTATGAAAAAACAAAAAAGCAAACCTAAAACTAAGGAGGTTGGTATGAAGAACAAAATAAAAAAACTTTGGAATAAATTAGAAAATTATAAAATGTGGGTGAAAATTATTATAGTTTTTGCTATTCTTATAACAATACATTCAATAATACAACACTAGGAGATTATTATGCCTTATCATTATGGGAAAGGAACACATTCTAAAGGAATGAAGAAAAAAGGAAAGAAGAAGAAAAAAACTAAAATGAATAAAAAGAAAAGATAATGGTTAAAGTTGCATCTATCAAAAAGTTTACAAAAGACCTGACACCTAGACAACGCAAGACTATGAACAAACACGCAAAACACCATAGTTTAAAACATATGCGCTCAATGGCTAATGCTATGCGAAAAGGTGCAACTTTTAAAACTGCTCACACCAGAGCAATGAGGTCAGTTGGAAAATGACTGGTTTTACTACAACTGCAACTATATCTGAATTAATAGACAAAAGACCTATTAACAGAAAAAGAAAACGAAATAAAACACGCAATAAAAGGGTTTTAAGGGCGAAGCAGAAGCTTTTAAGACTTTCCTAATACAAACTACCCCTCCCTAAAGAAATACCCTAGCTTTCATTGGCTAGGGTATAGGTTATTATTATTATGATTTTGGGTTTCCTTAATAATGAGGAGACTGAGGAGTAATCAAAACCCAAAGATACAATTATACTAGCAAAGTGGCAAATATACAACAGTATAAAAAAAAAATAAATTATTTTATAAATAAGTGTTGTAATAACCTAATTTGTTTGCTAGGTTTTAATAATGAAGATTTTTAATAATAATAATAATGAGGATAAAATGACAAAATTTAATTTTGAAAAAATAGACACAACTTTTAAAAGCGATACTTATACTGGAGACGAATTTGCTGTTGAACAAGCAATGGTGTATGAGTATGAATTTCTTAAAGACCATATTGAAAAAGGTAAAATATATCTTACAGACCAAGAAAAAGAAATATGGGAATATATAAAAGATATAGTAGTTGACCTTAAAGTTAGAACTTTAAAGGATAGTCATATTGCTAGTAACTTTAAAAATTATGTAGAGAAAACTT